TACATCGCTATCCTTTCCCCATTCATCAGCTACTTTATCTAACATAGCGTGAATTTTAGTTCCACCTGGGAAATTAGGATCATTATGATGTTCATCCATTCTAGAGCCAGCTGGATAAATAAGATCACTTTGAGACATCTTATTATTCATGTTAACAGCTCCTGGAGGTAATCCTGAGTAAGATTGTGGACGATCTGGGTACCATGATCCCCAATTTACATATCCATCACTGTAGCTAACTTCACCATTCTTCCATGTTTTTTTATATTTTTCAGGGTTAGCTTTAACTTGAGGATATAATTGGAATAATGTATTTTCAAATTCTTCGTAGTTATCAAAGTATTTGAATTCTTCATTTAATTCTTCTTTTAATTCTTTAAAATCTTTAGCATTAGCATAAAATCTATGATTGTTAAATTTTACTAAATATTGATCACCAGTATCATGATTTACTACTTCACCTTTATCTCCTTTTTTAACTTTAATTCCTTCAATAGGACTAAAATCAGATGATATCCATTCAATTTCATTACTTTTCTTAGCTTCTTCAACTTGATCTTCAGCTAATTTAATACCAGCCATTAATGCTATTAAAGATGTTGAATCACCTTTCATAGCTTTTTCAGCAGCTGTTTTTACTTCTTCAGGTTTAATTTTACCTGATTTGATCATATCTTCTACTTTATCATCAATTCCTTCTTTAACTACTTTTTCTTTACCTTCAACACCTTTATCTGTTAATTCTTTAACACCTTTAGGTTTTCCTTTAGCTGCTTCTGATTTACTTAAACTATCTTTAACATTAGCTTTTTCATCTTTCTTTAATTCTTTCTTTAAATAACCATCAGCTTTAGCTTGCATACCTGGAGCGTCTGTTTCAGGTGCTTTAAATTCATACGGTGATTGCTTTTGATTTAATAAGCTAGAATAGAAGTTAGTATCTTTAGCTAAATTCTTTAATACAGTATCTTTAGCTTTTTCTAAAGCCTCATCACTGTAATCATCTAATTCAGTTAATTCATACTGTAAACCATGACGATACTCATATGGATTAGCTACATCAATACTAAGTGATTTTGGTTTTTTAATTGAAGGAGCTTTAGCTTTAACTTCAGCTTTAACAGCCTCATCAGCTTTAGCTTCTTTAGTTTCAACTTCAGTTACAATACCCTTGTTTTTAAGGATTTTAACCGCATCATTATATGATGTTAAATTGGTGATAAACGGTAACTTGTTATCACGTCTTACTTCGTATAAAAACTTCTCACGAGAAATTTCGCCAGCTTTATGTTTGTTATATAATTGTATTGTTGTCATGTATATAAATATTAACGACCTTGTCCACGATATGCTTTTGGCTTAGGAGTGTGTTTATTAAATGATTTTTGTCCAGAACCTGGTCCTGTTTTGCGTTTACCAAAAGTTGTTTTTTGGCTATTACCCGCTGACTTTGCCTTTGCCATATTAGATATCGTTTGCGATTAATTGTGTAAAATATTCTCTGATGTCTAATACTTCAAATCCTTCTTCAGTTAATTGATTCATCATGATTTCAGCCGCTTTAATCATAGCGATTTGAGCAGTATTACTTGCTATAGCATCCATACGTTCAAATGCTTCTGGAGATAAAGCTTCTTTAACTTTATCTTTTTCAGCTAAGAAATCCATTTGTTTAGCGGCTTCAGTATCTTCAAGGTCTTTACCTAGATCTTCTTTAGCTAATTTTTCACCAGCGGCTTTACCTTTCTCATATTCATAAGCGGCTTCACCTTCTGTTCTTAATTTAGAGTAAGCACCTAATTTATTTTCCATTAGGAATCGCTTCATATCAAAATTATCTGCCATTTTATTTTAATTTTGTTGATTTTAAAAATAATTGTTTTGCGCTTTCTTTAATTTGAGTGAAAGCATTCTCAGTATATTTTTTATATTTTAAGTCTTCACCTTCACTTAATTCACTTTTTAAACGATCAACGTATTCAAATATACGATTAATTTCGTTCATTTTTTGTTTTACTTGCTTAACAGCTTGATGAAATTGGTCTGGTTTAGAACGTTGTTTAGTTGAGTTTCTAAATTGAGCATATCCTTCTTTTAAATACATGCCTGTTAACTTTTTTAATACTTTAATAATTTCGTCTCTTGAAGCACCTGGAGTATTCATCCATTGTAAAAATACTTCTTGAGCGTCAGGTGTTAAAGTACCATTTTGCTCAGCAGCTTGTAAGTAAGTTAAGATTTCATCTGTGTTAGAATTTTGAGCATCCATTTCTTTTAATGGTTTTAACTCAGATGCTTTAACTGTTTTCTTTTCTTTTTTACTACCTACTAAAACATCAACCCAATCATCACCAGATGCGTTATCTTTTTCAGAATCAAAATCATGAACAATAGCTGTATTACCAGCATATTGACCACTTGTTATTTTTACTTCTTGATCACGTTCTACCTCCCATAATTCTTTATAATCCATAGCTTTAGACTTACGATTAGGAATTGATGGAGCTGATTTCCAATCACTTGGAGTACCTTTGTTATCACGTTTGCCAAAAGCATATTTGGTAGCCACACCTGCACCAACTCCTGGAGTTACAGAAGCACCAGTGCCTGTTACTGACATTTCCTGTTTAAGTTTGGCTTTTAAAGTTTCTTTTATTTTAGTTTTTTTATCCATTTCGTTTACATTACTATTAGGAACTCCAGCTACATATCTTTTATTATGTTTGTTAGATAAATAGCTAGCTAATTCTTGATTCATGTTAAAATCATCCTCTAATTCCTCATTATCATTTTTGCTTTTGATTCTATCAGATATATATTTTAAAAAACCATTTTCTACAGTGTCATCAACAATTGCTGATACGTCATCATCTACATCTAATTTATCTAACCAAGTTTTAGATTTTTTATCATCTGGTCTTAAAGTAGCTGCTTTTATAAAGTCATATAATGTTTTAGCATTTGACGCTCCAGGAAATAGTCCTAATATTTGATCTACAGCAAATGACTTACCTTGAGATACTATTTTGTCACCTTTTTGTTTTGAAGATATACTGTTAATAGCGTTTTTTAAATCACCATATGTCTTTAACTCTATATCAGCCATTACTTGATATTTTTAATTTCCTCAGCTAATTGTTGATATTGAAGTAACGCTACTAAATGTTCATCTTTTACAGACGACTTATTAGATATCGGTTTTATCAACGTTATAACTTCGTTTAACTTGATTTCAGTTGTCTTATCGTCAACTTGTTTAACTAAGTCACTTAATTCAGTTTTAACTTTATTAAGGTTCTCATTGATATAAACTTTAAGATGTTCAGGATTAGAAATATTGTTAATAAATTCCTTAAGTACTGATTTTTGGCGCTCACTTAATGTTGAATATTTACTATTGAATTTCTCAATTAACATTCTATAAGCTAAGATACGTACATTCTTGTCTTCCTTAGCTAATATTTGTTCAACTTCTGATTCTGTATTTTCAATTAATGTCTTCTTAGTGATGTGTTCCATTAAGGTAAGCTTATTAAGCACTAATTGTTTAGGTTCAATAAACTTATTTTCCATAGCTGATTCGAATAATGTATAAGCAGCAGCTAATGCTTTATAGTTGTTAACTTTAGATTTGAAGAAACTTTCAAGATTATAATGTTTCTTAATTTCTTTAATTAAGTTGTATTTTTCCTTAAGTAATGTTTCTTTGTTTAATTTTTTAGCTAGATCAGTAATTGTATTAACTAATGCTTCAGCCTTACCCTCACTTAAACGTGGGGCAGTTAGTATAGTATGATAAAGCTTATGCTCTTTAGATATTTCACTATTATGGTAATATTTTTTTACAATTTTTACCGCTTTTGATTCAGCATTAGCTAACGTATCTGATGCTATTTGACGCACTAATAGCTCAAATAATACACCAGTGTTACGAAATTTGTTATGTTTGATACGCATAGTTTAGTATAATGATACTACTTATAAATATGTAGTTTAGTTAATTTCATCGCGAATATTATCTTCATTTAATAAATCGCTTTGTTCAAATAAAGTTGTACGACGGTTTATACCATCAAACATTGTTTTGTTTCTGAGGAATGTTTCCATAGCTAGTGGTGATCCACCTTTCCATTGAGTTTTAGCTAATGTATCTTCTTGATCAGTACCAGCTGTGCTGTAAGATTTAGTTCCAATGCGATCTTTACCAAATGGATTGTCTTGACGATCAATATTTGACACTGATGCTTTAGGACGACCAACAAGGTGTACAGGTTCATTTGGATTTTTCTCATTATATCCTGTTGGTACAGCGCCATCACCTCTACCTTTACCATAAGCTGTAGCTAATTGAGATGGTGTACCATATACTTGGCCTGAATCATCTGGATCGTTGCCTTCGTTTTCAATTTGGTTTAGTCTAAATTTGCGTTTCTTGTCTTCAATGATTAAATCACGGTATTCATCATATTGATCTTCACTGAAATGGAATAAATTGTCGTAAATCCATTCAGTTGGTAATAAGCTAGTCTCCATAATGTTGGTAGCTAATTCAACTTTTTCTTTCATTAAGTTAACACGTTCTTGATCGTAAATGATAGAAGGTGTTGTTAATGATAATTCAAAGTTTGTTAATTCTTCACCATCAAATCCTTGAGAATATAAGTGTACTAACGCAATCTTAGTTAATTCAGACAATAATATACGTTGAATACGCTCTACTGTACGAGCAAATCTAATATCTTCAGCAGTTAATGTAGCTTTACCAGTTAAATCTTTTTCATAGCCCATAAATGCTTTAGGAATCTTAAGAGCAGCGAATAATTTGTCTCTTAAGTAAGCAACGTCTTCAATACCATTGTACTCTAAACCTTTTGCTGTATCAATACGTGTTGATTGGTCATTTCCTCTTACAGGTATGTAAAAGTCTTCCATCATATTCATCATATTGTACTTAAGGTTATATTGACCTGTTTGTGGGTCAACATAAGGTACTTTTTTAAGTTTTTGTACAGTTTTCTGCATAAATGCTTCTACCTCATTTGGAGGAATAGCACCTACGTTCATATAGAAAATACGTTTTTCAGGAGCGCGAACAATTCTATGAATCAACATCGCATCTTCCATTAAAACCATTTGTTTAAATATCTTACGGCCTGGTTCTAGGTAACTTCTACCATAAGGTAAATAGTTAACATCACTTATTAATCTAAAGTGAGCCATTTCATAATTTTCAAAGTAAATATCTGCAGTGGCAGTGCCTAAAGCGTATTGTGTTTGTGGTGTTGTGATACCAGATACACTTGTTGGGTCATATTTAAATCTTACATAAGTAGGATTTTTTGGATTGGTACCTTCTTCTCTAATAATTGAGTAAGCTGAGAATGGTATAACATTATACACACCAAATTTTTCAGCAATTTCTAATTTAAGATAAAAATCACCATACTTACACATGTTACGAGCCCAACTCCATAAGTTGAATTCGATATTTAACACATCGTAAAATAAGTTGTATAATATTTTTTGAATATTTTCATCAGATGAACGAATATGGAGCATTTCACCATGTTCGTTTTTTAAAGTACATTCATCTGCTATAATATCTAGAGCTGATGCTACAATAGCGTCAGTATCCATTGATTCATAGTCAGTATAAAGCTGTACTCTTAATGTTTGGTAGTTATAAACGTTATTAACGTTGTAAATACCAGCACCAGATGTGGTATAAATCTTAGTAAATCGATCTACAAGTGCATTAGTCTGTAAAGTACCTAATGATTGTATACGATCTGTATCAATTACTCTTAACTCATCGCCACCAACGTTACGAATAACAACGTCTGAGGAGAATAACCGTTTTAGATTGTCAAATAATCCCATAGTTTTCTATATATGTTATAAATATTTATTTAAACCAACCAACTGATATCCTCCATACCACCTTTGCCATCATCCATATGCCATGGATTAGTGCTTTGGGGACTATGTGGAGAATATGCACTTGCTGCGCTGGTATTATATGAAATTCTTCCTATACCTCCAAGCGAAGCGCGAGTTAAATCCATACCTGTTTGAGAGAATTTTAAAACAGTGTCACGCAAGAACATACCAATGCCGAAAGCCATTATAAGATCATCATTATATCCATCATTGGCTTGAGCTTTACCATGTTTCCAAACAAATGTTCTTAATTCTTCTAATGTACGGCGTGATTGAATAATACAAGCTCGTTCACGCATATAAGCTTCTAATTTTGAAATAACAAGTGGTCTTGTTTTAGTTGAGTTAGTAAATCCAGGTACTAAGTTGTTATCATTTCTGCTTAAGAAGTTATCCATTGTAATATTAGCAGTATCTGATTTAGATGAGTAATATACATTTTGGTATCCTCTATCTATAACAGTTTGTATTGTATCCCAACCAATATTAGCGTTTTCAATTACTAATAAGGCGTTATTCCATTCGGTAGCTATAGATACTAATAGATGACCGTAGTCTCTAGTACCAAGTTGTCCTTTATATTCTTCTACTTGTTTAGCACCTTCAATATCAATAACATGACAGGCAGAATAGTCTTTACCATCACCACGAGCGACGTCAGCTACTACAATATAGTTTTTTGAATAGTCAGGATATTCCCAACGCCATAAATTACCATCAAATCCTCCTTTAGCTATTGGATCTGCTTGATATGTTTGAATATAGAAATTTAAAATATCAGGTTCAACAACTGTATCACCTGAAGTTGTAAAATCACAATCACACTCTTGAGCAGCATTTCTAATTCCTAGAATAGCATCCTGTTCATCTCTCCATTTTTGGCTTCTTTCTGGATGTACTATCCAAGGTAATTTTATTGATGTAAATCCATTTTTGCCTTCTTCACCTCCAATAAATGTTCTATGGAACCAGTTACCTGTACCGTATGGAGTTGAAATAGCTATACATTGTCCTCCTGTAGCCAAGGTTTGTTGAGCAGAAGCGAAAATCTCATCTATACCTTCAATAAAGGCAGCCTCATCTAGTAATAGTAATGATACGGCTTCAGATCGACCTGCGTCGCCTGTCGCGCCGATTGCTTTTATCTGAGATCCATTGGCTAGTTTTAGACTTAATTTATTATTTTCTACTGCTTTTAATTGTAACCAACTAGGTAAGTTATCATAAGCAAACTTTACTTTAGTAACCATGTTTTTAGCAGTTTCCTGCTTAGTAACGATACAAAGTATATTTTTATCCTTATTAAATAACATTAACCAAAGTGAATAAGCTGATGATAAGGTAGATATACCTAACTGTCTTGACTTATTTACAATACTATATTTATTCTTTTTAAACTGGTGTAATACACCTTCCTGGAATGGGTATAAATTAAATTGGATACGGCCACGCTGTGGGTGTTGAATCCAATAATATTTTTTCATAAAATAAACAGGATCAGTAGCACACTTAATATATTCCTGTTTAATTATATCCTTTATATTCTGTTGTTCACTCATATACTTTGTTGTATATAAATATATAAGAAGAGCCTAACCTTACGGGGTTAGACTCTAGAGCTATAATACCGAGACTATAGCGGGGCTTGTTCCTAAGGTAGAACTATTTCACTAACATTAGATATACTAAACCGCCAGCAATTAAGCCAGCACCTATTTTAGTAAACTTATTTTTAGCTTTTAATTTTGTATTTTCTAATTGTAATGTATTGTATTGGAATTTCCAATCTTTAATTTGTGTTTGTTGATTAGCAACCATGTTCTTATAGGTATTTTCCTTAGAAACATACTTAGCAATAACACTATCTTTAACAGTTACTTTTTCTTCTAATGTGGTGATTGATGAATCTTTAAGCACTATGATTTGCTTAGCACCATCTAATTCTACTAAATCTTTAGCAGCACTAACTAATACTGGTTGTGCTACTAGTAATGGATTAGTGAGTGTATCTGCTGGGTAGCGGTTGTTAAATGAACTTACTAATTCAGGATCAGAATAAGCATCAATACTGTTTTTTTCTAGTTCAATATACCTAACAATAGTTTTAACTTTAGCTTTTTGATGATCTATTTTATATTGTAACTCAACAGCTACAACATCTAAAGAATCAATTTCAGCATCTTCTTTAGCTATTACTAGTTGCATTGAATCAACTGCATGTACTAAACTGTCTTGTTTTGCTTTGAATTCACTTGTTAATCCAATGTTAGTTACTTTATCAAAAGCTAACCATAACACAATTAAAAGTAAAATAACTGGTAAAATGTATTTTTTCATAATATTTAAATTTCTTCTTCGCCGTCTAATTCGATTGGTTCATCATCAATTCCTAAAGCTTTTAATTCATCATCATCACTCTTCTTCTTTCTACCTGCAACTGTAGGCATTGTTGGTTCGTCTAATGCTCTAAGAAGTTGTTTAAGAACATTCTTAGTGTTTGTAGGTGTGAACTTATATTTGTCAAGATCATTTAACACTTTAACATAAGCGTTAAAATCATCTTCTTTTACTTTTTTAAGTTCATCTACAAGCTGTTGTATTAGTTCTGGTAGTGCTTCTTTAGCTGCTTCTTTTGATTTAACATTAGCAGATTTAAAATCAGCACTTGACATACCTCCGTCTTCAGCTTCTTTAACTACACGACCTGTTTTCATAGTTGATGTAGCATATTTCTTAATAATCTTATCAATTAAAGATGAATTTTTATCAAAAAATTCTCCTACTTTAGAGTTCAATGGAGCAGATTTTGGTAATTTAAGTTTAGCTAAATCTTTTTCAGATGGATCTTCTTCATCATCCTTATCCATTGCTTTTCTGCCTTTAAGTTTTGACTTACCTATAAACATATCCTCAGCATCACCATAATCACCAAAAAATCCACCTTCTTCTTCATCAGGTGTTGCAGCAGATTTAACAGTAGTTGCTTGTAATAATTGATTACGAATATCAGGAGTGAAAGACCAATTAACACCAGGAGCAGAATTTTTTTCAATGTCACTCTTTAATAATTCAACGTCCATTGGATTAATATTTTCATCCTTTGCTTTTTGAATAAAGTAGTTAATTACTTGTTGTTTACGATCTAACTTATAGCCAGTTGGATTTTTAATTCTATCCTTAATTTGTGGAAAACTTGTATTGAGTTTGTATTTTTCTTTAGCAATACGTGCCATTTCCTTCACAGGAACTTTAATGTTAAGTTTTGCTTCAGTTATAAACTTTTTGTAATCGAAATCTGCCATGATTTGTTGTTGTTATGTTAATAAATATTTTATTTTAAAGTGTCTAATACAGTTTTTACACGATCTTTAGTTGAACCATGTAATATTACTAATTTTTTTGGTGGAAATAATGATAATAAACGCAATATTTCTTGATTAATATCAGCTCTATATTCAAGATTTGTTTCTCTTACACCATTATCTTCCATTTCTACACCAACTGGTTCAATATAGACTACAATATCATATTGTTCTCTTAATGTCATTGCTGCATTTACAAATTGAGATTTATCATGTGTAGCGATAGATTTAGCTAACATTGTAAATGAACATACATCCCATATTGTTCTATCAGTTAAGATATTTTCATGTAACAATTCACTAGCTCGTTCAGCTAAAAATACAAACTGACCATTAATAATTGAATCTGTATTCAATGGAATACCTAAGTCACGTAAATACTTACTACGTTCAGTAGCAGTTTTATAATTTTTAAATTCAGCATTTTTAGCCAATGCTTTAACTAACGTTGTTTTACCAACTGACATTGTACCACATAATCCTATTTTCATACTAATTATTTGATATAAATATTAATTAAAGACGTGTATCAAATTTTGGGTCCTTTGCTGGAGGTACACCATTTGAATCACGTTTACGATCCATGAATTCATCTTTAGTGTATTGAATGCCAAACAACCAATACTCTTTTTTTCCATCTGGATGTACAACAGCTGGTTCTTCCCAGTTGTGTAATTTACCGTCTAAATAGTGAACGATTCTACCATCAACTGATTTCAATCGTTTAACACCTGATATTTCTTTAGCCATATTATTTTATTTATTTAAATATAATTAATTAGTTGAGGTTAAGTCTACAAGATGACTGTGTTGAATTAATTTTTCAGCCACATAAATACCATGAGCACCTGATACTGTAATGCCACGAGCACTTAAAGCATCACCTACAAAATATACATTTGGATAAGTTGTTAATGACAAGTTATGGTAATTAACTAATGGTTCAGGACTTAAATATTTTACTTCAGGAATGTACATGCCCCAATCATCACCAAACTCAAATACTTTATTCATATCATCAATAAAGTTTAAAACATAATCAGCATATTCACCCATTGCTTCTTTAAATATATCTAAACTATCTATAGGAAAACATGATACTACATTTCCTTCTGATGTGTATGAAGGTCGTCTTGTTAGATTTGGAGAATAATAAAGACCTGCATGAGTATTAAATAAAGCAGAATTAACATTACATTTATCAACTACATCTCTACTCCATTTAAATGGATCTTCAATACCCTTAATTTCCATTAAGATACCAAAGTTAGTCATTTGATTTTCAAATTCCTTACCTTTTTTAGCGTGACCATTGTAACTAACATCTCCATAAGTTTCTTCAACAGCCACATATGCAGCATTATTATTAGTACAAAATGAACGTAAGCTAACGTTATCAAATTTTTGATATAGTTTGAAATCATAAGATACATCAATTAATTTTTGAAAATATTTTTGTGGTGCTTCAAATCGAACACCAATTTGTACTGATTTAGGTTCATTAGGTAGTTGATAATCGTCTGCCAATTGTTGAGCAAAATCAATACCTGATTTGCCTACTGCAAATATTAATTCGTCTCCTGTTGTTCCATATACAGTATATTCTCCTCCTTTACCTTGTTTACCTTCTACTAAAGTATAACCATGAGGATTTTTAAAATCAATATATGTAATTTCAGTATTCCATTCAAATCTAACATCTTTATCTAACAAATACGAATACCAATTTTTAGCAATCTCATGTAAGAAATTAGATCCAATGTGCCATACAGGGAACATTCTCAAACCAAAATACGGTTTAATAAATTCAGGTTCTTCCTGAGGATCAGACATAAATATTTCATCTGGTTGAGGATGGAAACGTCTAAAGTTACTAATAACTTGATCCATTAACTCCATTACTTTTTCTTCGCCACAATACTTAGCTAACTGACCACCAATAGCTGTATGATATGTTAATTTACCATCACTCCATCCACCAGCACCTAACATACCAGTCATTACCTCTTCAGGTAAGCGATTATGTGGATCATTTCCTTTATCAATAATTGTGATTAATTTTCCTGGGTAACCGTTATCTACTAGTTTAGTAGCAGCGTTTATTCCTGCTACTCCTGCTCCTACAATGATGATTTTTTTATCCATTCTGGTGTGTTATTTAATTTATTATAATTTAATTTTTTAATATTTAGTTTATCTAATATATAGAATGTTCTGTATGCTTCTATAGTATCATCTTTTTTATACTCATCAGGCATACATTGAGGTGGTGGTATAAATTCTGTTTGTGGAATCTTATCAACTAGTAAAGATAAGTTATCTTTTACCCAAAGCAAAACTTTCTTTGTAGCATGTTCTTTACCATATCTAATAACAAACTCATC